GTTTATGGAGAAGCGTTAGCAGGTAATATGACTGCAGTAAGTTTTTTAGCGGACCGTATACTTGGAAAACCTCAGCAATCTGTATCTTTAAAAGAAGAGTCTACTGAACCGATTAAGATTATCGATATAGGTACTGACGATGCAGTGGAAGATTGATGAGACTAGAAAAAGTATTTTGCATGATGAGCATCGCTATAAATGCATTGTGTCTGGACGACGTTGGGGAAAAACAATTTTCAGTATTATTTGGTTACTCTTTCCAGAGTTTAAACCTAATGAAAGGCGATGGATAATTTACCCTACGTATCGACAAGCAAAGATGGTCGCATGGAGTACATTAAAACAATTCTTCAAAAATCAGAATGTAAAGATCAATGAAACTGAATTATCTATAACGTTAGATAATGGAAGTACGATAGAGTTAAAAGGAGCAGACGCGTCAGCAGATAAAATTAGAGGTGTTAGTTTAGATAGAGTGGTAATGGACGAATATGCATTTATGAAAGAATCAGTATGGAGTGAAGTAATTCAACCAATGACTGTACAAAATAAAGCAGAAGCATTATTTGTTGGAACACCAAACGGACTACAAAATCATTTTTATGATATGTTCGTAAAAGGGCAAACGATTAATGAAGATCTAAAAAGCTGGCAATTTACAACCATCGATGGCGGATGGATTGATGAAGAGGAAATAGAGAGAGCAAGAAAGAATTTAGATGCTAGAACGTTTAGGCAAGAATATGAAGCGAGTTTTGAAAGCGTACAAAACAAAGCAGCTTATAATTTCAATAGAGATATACACATTAAGACTATGGATATTTCTACTAGACAATTTTGGGGCGTTGACTTTGGTGTTTCAAGCTTTATGACTGCAGTAAAAATGTGTGAACTAATTGATGGAACAGTGTATGTGTTCGACGAAATCGGCATAAGAAATAGTAACACATTCGAATTAGCAAAGCTCATGCAGATGAAAGGGCCAAACTTACCAGTCTATCCTGATCCAGCAGGAAACGCTAGAACAAGTAATAGCACAAAAAGTGATCACGCAATTTTACGTGAAGCAGGATTTACAGTAATTAGTCGTAAAGCAAATCCTACACAAAAAGATAGATTGAATGCAATCAATAAAAAGTTAGAGAATGCAAATGGTGAACATCAATTATTTATCAATGCTAAATGTAAGAATACGATAAGAGATCTAGAACTTACAACAGTAGACGATGGACGAATGATTAAGACAGAAACATTATCGCACTTTTTAGACGGACTCATGTATCCAATCGAATATAGATACGGATTTAAAGGACAAGGAGCTTCAATAGCATGGTAACATTTCTATTAGGATTATTTGTAGGAATAGTATTCAGCGGTTTAATTACTTTATATGGTGGCTACAAGCTACAGCAAAAACAAGAACAACAACAAGAACAATTAATGCGTACATTCTTAAAAGATGAGGATATAAATGAACTTTATAAAAGGTATGAATCATGATAATTTATAATTTAACAGAAAGAATGTTGCATGGATTATTGATGGATACAATGGAACAAAACCATCAAAATGAAATGGCAGATAGAGAACGTTTACTTGATTACTATGAAGGAGTAAACTTAGAAGAAGATCTCAAAGAGTTTTTTAATTCGGACTCGCTATCGCAGATACCGCCAATGTATATTAACTTGGTGCGAAACATCATTAGTAGAAGATGTCTAGTATATCAGCAAGCTCCAATACGCTATAATGACCAATACAATGAAGTGCTTGGAGATTTAGATAGCTTTATGAAACAATTCGAACAGCTAGTCTATTTATTAGGGTCCGAAGGTTTGTATACAAGATGGGACGATAACGAAAAGAAACTAAAATATCGACCAATCCATTTCTTTACACCATTCTTTTTACCAAACGAAGATGAGCCATTCGCTGTAATGTGGCAAGTGGAATCACAATTACAAGCAAGAACAGAAGAAGCTCAATATATGTTTTGGTCAAAGGATACGCCAGATATGGAAGGGAAACACTTCTTAATATCTGAAAAAGGAAAGATCACATCAATTGTAGAAGGAGATAGAAATCCATACGGAGATATTATTCCATTTACAGTTGCACATCGTCACCCTTACACTAGAGATTATTTTAGAGAAGGTGCGTCAGACTTAGTAGATGGTATGAGATCAATTAATATTTTGTTAACGGAGTTAGCACTCCATGGACGTTACGGCTTAGGCCAGCCAGTATTTACGGGTTTAGATACTGAACAACGTATTACAATGGGACAAGATAAAGCATTAGTATTACCTGAAGGAGCAAACTTTAGTTACGCAACTCCAAGTAGTAACATTAATGGTATGATTGAATCAACTAAGTATATGGTAGATAGTATTGCACAGGCAAACAATGTAAGAATTAATTGGGCAAGTAATCAACCAGAATCTGGCCTTAGTAAAAAGATGGGACAATTAGATCTAATGGATGCACTAAGAAGTGATGTAGAACAAATTTATAGACCATTTGAAAAAGAACAATTTAGAGTAATACGAAGAATTTGTGAAGTATCTGGTGGCATTAACATACCAGAGCAATTTAGTATTGACTTTGCAGAAAGAGAAATACCTATGTCGCAAGATGAAGAAATACAATATTACACATGGGCATTTCAAAATAATTTAGAAACTAGAGAAAGTTATTTACGTAAAAAGAATCCAGACTTAGCAGAAGAAGAAATAGAAAAAATGTTAGAAGATCTTGGTGAAGGCCAAGAGCAAGAAGAAACACAGTCTATTTTAGATAAAATAGGTCAACAAGTTGGCTAATCTAGATTTTTATACAGTTGAATTAGAAAAGATTCAACAAGAGTTATTTGACAAATTAGAAAAAACTATTATAGGCTTAAAAGGACTTACAGATAGAGAACTATTAAGAATTACAGGGCAAATAGATCTTTTTGAAGAGATGAATCGTCTTGGATATAATACTTTATTAGGAAGAGTAGGCAATGCGTATGATGATCAAATTGCTATAGTATTTGGTGAACTATCAAGAAGAGAATTGGCTAGAGTACCTGCAATTAGCATTACGACACTTGAACAGTTAAAAACATTCGATATGGAGTTTTTATCTCAAGGAGTAAAACAATATGCAAGACAGTTAAAAAGTGCCATGGTGCGCAACCTGGTGGCTAGAGAGAGTGTTGAAAACATTATAGAAAACCTAACAGCTACGCTTGGACCAGGAAATGTAATATCTAGCAGACAATTTAACTTTTTGATCAATGAGTCTTTTGCAAGGTTTCAACATACAGTAAGAGGTAATGTTTATGAAAATATACCAGAAGCTAAATTTACTTACTCAGGACCTACAGCTGGTAATAGAAGAGATTCTTGTATTTACATATTAACTAAAGTAAAGAGATCATTAACTAGAGAAGAAATAGATAATTTAAAAGTACCACCACAAAAAGATGGTTCTACTTTTGAAGGATTTGTAGCAAGAGGTGGTTATAACTGTAACCATGATTGGATTAGAAGTGAGTAAAAGATTTAAAGTTGGTGAAATACAACAATTGTTAAAAGCATCTGCAAAAAAGATGAAGATATTAGCGCAAGATGCAATTGATAGAATACAATTAGATGCCTCAGGTGGTATTTTTCAAAGTGGTAGTGAGCAAGGACCAACTGGCTTTGCAGGTAGATATAACAAGCAATACGAAAAATACAAACGTAATGGCATGAGAAGATTTTCAGACGGTAAGAAATTAAAAGCTTATCGTGGTAGATCTACAAATACAGAAACGAGAGTTGTTAATATGAAACTTACAGGTGATACGTTTCGTGGTATGACTGCAAGAGGTAAAGCAGATGTAGGTCAAATAGCATATCGTCCAGAACATACTAGATTAATTCTTGGTAATCAGGACAGAGGATATGATATTTATAATTTATCACCAAAGAATTTGGAATATATTATTGATAGGTTTGATCAGGTAATTCTAGATCCAGCTTTGAAGAAATATATGCAAACGAAAACAACAATATAGGAGACAGTATGTCTGAAGAAAATATAAAAGTAGAAGAACAAGCAGTAGCGGAAGCTCCTACACCAGAAGTAAATGAAGTTGGCGAGTATATTGCAGAAAGCAAAAAATATCGTCAAAGAGCTCAAACAGCAGAGGCTGAGTTGAAAGAACTCAAAGAAAATCTAAAGCTTCAAGAACAAAAACAACTTGAAGAAAAAGAGGAATTCAAATCTTTGTATGAGAATGTGAAAGCTGAAAACGAACAATTAAAACCTGTCGTAGAACAATTTCAGATTCAAGAAAAACAAAGACGCGAACATCTGTTGTCTCAACTTTCAGAAGAAGATCAACAAATTTATGAAGACCTGCCAACAATTAAGTTGGAGAAGCACATTGAAAGATTGAGTAATAAAAAAGTGCAAGTATCTGATGCAAAAGAGGTAACAACTAGTGGTAAGTTCGCTGGAAATACTAAGTGGGCAGATCTATCTACAGAAGATAGAGAACAAGCTAGAAAAAATCCTAAACTTTGGCAACAGATCGTAGAAGGTTATAAAAACAGCTAAAATTTTTAAGGAGAAATAAAAAATGGCTAATGTAACTACAACAACTGCCGCTAATTTTATTCCGCAGATGTGGAGAGACGCGATTTTAGATTATGCTGAAAGAAAATTTCAGTTAAGAAATCAAGTCCTTGACTTCTCGAGTATGTTAGCAGGTGGTGGTGACATATTAAACATTCCTAAAGTAGCAGAAGAAACTGCAGCAGCTAAAGCAGCTGATACAGCAGTAACTTACTCTGCAAATACTGATGGAGTAATTCAACTAGCAGTAGATCAACACCAGTACGAAGCAAAAAGAATCGAAGACATCGTAAGAGTCCAAGAATCTGCAGACTTATTTAACGCATACGCGCGTTCAATGGGTTATGCTTTGGCTAAAAAAGTAGAAAACTACTTAGCTGTAGATATTCTACAAGCAGCTACAGGTAATGATGTAACACTAGCAGCTGATAACACTGCAACAACTGCAGAAGTCAGAGCTGGTTTACAAAAACTGCTTGATGCAAACTATGATTATACAGATGGAGACACATTCTTTTATGCGTCACCAGCTTTATACATGAACCTTATGGGCTTAGGTGACTTCACTGAAGCACAAAAGAGAGGCGATGGCGTAGGACCAAATGTTACTGGTAATATCATGAATATTTATGGTATGCCTGTATTTGCTTCTACAGATTGGGATGACGACGGTGGTACTGGCGACGAAACTGGTACTGTTTTCAATAGAAACGGTATCTACTTCGCTCAGCAAGTAGCTCCAAGGGTACAGTCCTCATACGATATAGACCATTTAGCGACCTCAGTTGTTGCTGATATTCTATTCGGAGCAGTATTATCACATGCTGCAAGTTCAACTGCGTTGCCAGTTGTTAACTTCGTAAATCCATAATTGGGTTAGCGAAAAATGGTTAAATATGGGCCTATTTTTACATAGGCCTATATTTACCACTATTATTAATTTTTAAGGAGATCTAGATGCCAATATATGAATATAAATGTAGCTGTGGAAAAGAATTTGAAACCGTACAACGAATGAATGATGATAAACTCGAAGTATGTAATAAAAATGTGTTAGAATGTGAAGGTGAAGGTACATTAACAAGATTAATTAGCAAACCACTAATCCTTTCAGATGATATTGGCAGAGGACATAAAAGAATGACTGATAGAGATCTATACAAGGAATTAGATGAGTAGTAATACTAATATAGGAAATACGCCTGTAAATCAAGGATATGTC